GCATCACCAGTAAGACCTAGCGCCTCACCACATTTACCCAAGGCGCGGGGGTAAGCCTGTGCGGCTGCAAGGGCGGCAGTGTCACGCCACTGGCTTATAGGCACTTCGGGCCAGCCGAGTACCTGGTTCCAAATGCTCATCTCAAAAAAGCTGTTCCAGGCCCAGACTATTGCGCCTTCTTTTATAAGGGTAAACAGTTCGGTGGGGATTGGGTCGTCAGGAGTCCAAAGCTGTGAGGGTTGATCATCAACTGCCCAAGCAAGACAAAGAACTTCAGTTGAAGAGTGGTCAGCGTAAGCGTATGCGCCAGCTTTGAATATGTCGCATTCACTGTACGTTTCAAAATCTATAGATATATTTTTCATAACAGTGGCCTCTTTAACCACTCGGTAGATAGCGTGTTGTCATCATCTGGATATTTGAGGCGATGGGCCTTTGATGGCTTGATACGCTTTTTTGGCTCAAGGTCTTTGTCTTCGATGTAAACCGAGCGCAGTGAACCTGCTCTTTTCTTTTTCATCCCCATGCGGTTTTTAAGTAGGGTGTAGGGAATGTCGGCTAGTTCCGCGATCTCTTTGACCACGACGCTTTTGCCTGTAAATTCTGGGTAGCGTTCACCGACATAGGGGTAGCTAAGTGTTGCTTTCATTTTCTGCACCTGTGCAGGGCTTATATAAGCCCTGCATCTCTTGCAAATTAAACACCGTCATTACAACTAAATGTTGTATCTTTAAACCAAAAAATCATCAGTTTCTGCGTCAGCCGCTTGCTCTGATGTAATGTCATCAAAAATATCATTGACTTTTACACCGCCGCCGCCGAAGGACTCACCGTCTTTCACAAACTGCAGGGCCAGTAGATTACTGTTAACGCGCTTGCCGAATTGGTTGTTTTGTATCCAGATAGAGATAGCCGCGTTGACGTAACAACCTGCGTACATACGCTCGTCTTCTTCGACGAGAGGGGTACGGTCGCGGTCAATTATGGTTGGGCGCTGGCGCGTAGAACATGACACGAACATGGCGTTCTCGTAACCGTCATATGCCTTGTCGTTGCCGTCACCTAAAAAGGTTTTCAGACCTTTGGGAATTTCGCCATTAAAGCCAACTGTTGCGGCTTGCTTCACGGCTTTCTTCAGCTTCTCAATCTGCTCTTTGTCGGCATCCTTATCTAGCAATAAGTTAGCAGAGTATTTAGCAGTCTGGCCTTCCATGTATGCTTTTGGTGTCCAGATTTGTGGGAAGGATAAACGTACATTTTTTAAAGTAATGGTAGTCATTAGGACTTTTCCTGTTCAGTTATATCAGTAAAGAAATCAGCCGCTTCTGGCTTTACAGCCGGACGAGGATCAGTGTCCGGTGCAAGTTGTGGGCGACCTTCGGGTTTGTGGATGAGATCGACGATCTCTCCATACTTCGCCTTGCCAAGCGCCTTCTCTGCTTGGGTCGGTGAAATTAGTTTTGATGTGTAGGCTTCATCACCTAGCATCTTTATCAGTGAATCTTCTGCGATGTCAGCGTCTAGCCATTTACGTTGCCCGCGACCTGCTACCAGCTTGTAGTTAGGCAGAATGCCGCCATCCATAAGAAGCTTGTGCGCGTGTTTTTGGACACCCTGCGCCCAACCAATAAGTGCATCCATTTTTGGTAGCAGATGCCCGATCTCTTCGACGTTTAAGGTATGCGGCACTTGGACGAGCAGAGGCTCTTCAAGATTGTCGAAGCTAGACAAAGTGAGTTCGTAGTTGTGTTTAGCCAGTGCGCGGCAGGTGGCTTTTGCTTTACAAAAATGACACGCCTTTTTGCTCGGCTTGAACTCAGGCTCTGGTGACATCGTTCGCCGTGCGGCAGGTTTAACCACATCGTCAGCCCACTTAAATAGGTCTTTGGCCCGCATCGAGTAAGTATCTATGTGATCTAAGCGTGGCTGCACAATGGTCATGCTGACCGTATCTACCTTGTCGATAAATTCGTAAGCCGCGCCCAGACCGTAGAGCATCAACTGCTCGTTGCGGTTAGCGTTTACCTTTAAGCCTTGCCCGTATTTGAGGTCGATAACGTGCAGTACGCCATCGTGCAGCACTACATAGTCTGCAGTACCAAAGCCGCCAGCAGCCCACTCGCTATAGTCCACTCGTAACTCAACGTGTGCCTCGTCAGATTCCTGCGCGTTGCAGAAGTCCACGTATGTAGCAACGTGAGATGCCATGACTTCATCGACAATGAAGCCCTCAAACTCGACACCAATAAAGTGTTCAGGTGGCTTCTGCTTTGCCAGGCATTCTTCAGCGAGTGCGTGTGCAGCAGTGCCTTCAGCGGCATAAAAAGATTCTTCGTCAGGGATTGTTGCTTCGAGTTGAATCGAGGCTGGGCAGGTCATCCATCGGTGCGCCTTACTTGCACCTAACATTGCATGTTTCATTAAAACCTCATTAAATGTGGTAAATACAACTGTTTGTGGTTGACACAATATTGATCCGTAATTATTGTGTCAACCACAAATGGTTATATTTATTTTAAAAAAGGAAAATTTATGATTTACGTTTCGGAGTACGCGCCTGCAGTGAAGGATGCCATCAACAGTGTTCTCGCCGCGTCGGAGATTAAAAATTTTAACGCTCTTGCAAGACGGCTAGATGTTAGCAAGCAGGCTTTATCGAAGTGGCGGCAGACTGGGATCGTTCCAGCGCACCGCGCTTTGCAAATGGAGTTGCTCTCAGGCGGGAAGGTCAGTTGGAAAAAGATTTGCCCCGACATCGTTGCTGAATTTGAAAGTGCGTCTGAGGTAATTCACGCAAGCAGTAGAGTTGGTTAATGCGTTTCTGAACTGTTGAAGAGGTAGGCGCAAATGGCGTTTTTAAAAGAACACGGACACGCTCTGGTCGAGAGAGGCTACGAGATTGTTCCGATAATGAAAGGGAAAAAAGCCCCAATGCTGAAGGGGTGGCAAGACATAAGAGCGACGCACGACGATGTAGATAAGTGGCTTGGCAACGGTCACGCCGATGGCGGGGTAGGGGTGCTGTGTCGCAACACTGTGGCTGTTGATATCGACTGTCTGGATGCTCCACTAAACCACAAACTTCTTCAGTGGCTGGATGAGAACGTGGGCAAGTCTGCGATCCGCATAGGCCAGAAGCCTAAGTGCATTTTGCCTTTTAGGGTGGATGGTGGGTTTTCCAAGATCAGAAGCTGTGAGTATGAGGACGCGCTTGGTAGCAAACACGCAGTTGAGGTGTTAGCCGAAGGCCAGCAGTTTGTCGCGTTTGGCATTCACCCATCAACGAATGAGCCTTACAGGTGGGTGCGTGGCAAGAGCATTGCCGATATCTCTCAGGCTGATCTTCCTACTATTAGTAGAGATCAAGCTGAAGCTTTTGTGGCTTATTTTGAGGAGTTAGCAAAAGGGCAGGACGGCTGGGAGTTAGCGCGAAAAGGTATGGCTCCCGCAGAGGTCGATCCAGACGACCTGTCGATGTTCAAACCACGTTTAGAAATGGACGATCAAGCTGTGCGGGATTTGCTGGCGGCTGTTGATCCAGACTGCCACCACGACGAATGGGTCAGGGTGGGCATGGCGCTACACCACCACTTTGACGGCGGTGAAGACGGATGGCACATCTGGGATGAGTGGTCAGCCGACGGCAGTAAGTACCGCGACGGTGAGTGTGAGCGCAGATACCACACATTTGACAGTAAGGGCAGAGCGCCTATCACTCTTGCCAGCGTTAAGGCTATGGAGAAGGAAGCTGTTAGCCATGTAATAAAGGAAGAACAACTTCCGAAAATGCTTAGAGAGTGGGCTTTCGTACACGTTGAAGGTTCTGCGCGTGTGATCCGTGAGGACATCAACAAGCACAACAACATCGTGCTGTATAAGTTGGAAGACTTGAAGAAAGAGCATATGAACTGTCGGGTCTTGTCGGGTGACGAGAAGCCCAAGCTTGTGAACCTCGTAGATATGTGGCTGGAGAACCCAGACCGACGAACCTATGCGGCAGGGCTGACCTTTGCCCCTGACATGCAAATCCTCGAAAGATACAACCTTTGGCGAGGCTGGTCAGTTGAGGCTGAACAGGGGGACGTTGCACCGTGGCTCGATTTTGTCACTAACGTGATCGCCGACGGCAATGCCGCATACGCTAATTACATCATCGCGTGGGCCGCGCAGATGATTCAGAAGCCCATGACCAAGGTTGGTGTCGGGCTTGTTCTGCGAGGCCGTAAAGGCACAGGTAAAACCAAGTTTGGTGAGTTGCTTGGCGGTCTGGTTCAGGCACACCACAAAATTGTAAGCAGGGCAGAGCATGTCACCGGCAACTTTAACCGCCACCTTGAGGACACGTTGCTGCTGCAAGCCGATGAAGCTTACTGGGCAGGGGCCAAAGCCTCAGAGGGTGCGTTAAAAGACCTGCTAACCAACCCCAACATCACCATCGAGCGCAAGGGCGTTGATGCGTACACCGCACCAAACTACACCCGCATTTTATTTACAAGTAACGAGGAGTTCGTTGTCCCCGCATCGCTAGATGAGCGCAGGTTTGCCGTGTTCGATGTAGGAACTGACCGCAAGCAGGACAGCGAATACTTTGCTGCACTAGACAACTGGTACAACACTGGCGGTGCGGAAGCACTTCTGCACTACCTGCGAAGTTTCAATTTGTCGAACATCAATCTTAGATTAGTTCCTCAGACAGAGGCGCTGACAGACCAAAAGCTTGAAGCTTTGGATAACGTCACGGAGTGGCTTTACAACTGCCTTCAGAACGGGGAAATCAGAGAGAACCGGGTGGGCGGTAATGTTGTGCAGTTCGGCTCAGAAACTCCAAAGGCAGAGATATACGACATTTACGCTAGTAGCCTGAGAGGTAATAAGTTTGAAGTGCCTGTGAAGTCAACATCGTTTTGGAAGAAGATGAAAAATTACGCCGATCTTTTTACCGACGGCGCTTATAAGTGCGACGCAG